CATTTAGCACAAACTTCATTGTTTTAGGTGCGGTGGGAAAAAAGTTTAAAAAAATTATTGCACATAACTTATTGATTGGAGCATAAACACCTACTAATAATGAAAACAATATCAAAAAGTTATAAGGTTAAATGGCAATTAGCGTTCAACAACAACTATGTATGGACTGAATGCGGGAAACTGTTTAATTTTAAAACTAAAAGAGAACTTAAAAAAACTCTTAAAGGCTCAAAAATTGGCTATTGGATTGGATCTAAATTCTATAAAATTGAAAAACTAAAAAAAGAAATAGAATTAATTCCAAAAATTATTTGTCCATTTTAAAATAATATATATATTTGCACTCTAAACAATAAACTATGACAACAAATCTTTCAATTTACAACAAACTCAAGACACCTCCAAAAGAGGCATTAAAAACAATTGGAGCAGGTAGGCTTAAAGGCATGACCGATATTAAGCCTCAGTGGAGAATACTTGCTATGACAGAGCAATTTGGACCTTGCGGTATTGGTTGGTTTTATGACGATGTTATTTTTGATTATCAGCATACTGCATCTGGAGAAGTGGTTTGTAATTGCAGACTAAAATTATTTATTAAGGTAGACGGAGAGTGGAGCCAACCTATTGTTGGTACTGGTGGAAGTAAATTAATCGCACAAGAAAGCAAAGGTTTATATGTTTCTGACGAAGCCGAAAAAATGGCAATGACCGATGCTTTAAGCGTGGCTATGAAAGCTATAGGAGTAGCAGGGGATATTTACTTGGGATATTCTGACTCTAAGTACAATACAAGCGAAAAGAAAGAAACTAATTTAGCGCCTATACAAGACACTTTGTCTTCTATTAATACCATAGAAGAACTTCAGTCATTTTGGAAAGAAAATGAGGCTGAATTTAGCAAAAACATACAAATAATTAAACTTATAGAAGCCAAAAAACAAGAACTTAAAAAATAATACCATGAGTAAATTTAATAAATCAAATATAATCGTAATTAATTTTGATGAAATACATACAGACGATTACCCAGACTTTTGTGATGGCTATGTATCTAAAGCCTTATACAATGGCAATGAAATGACTCAAGACGAACTTGATGAACTTAACGAAGATAGAGAGCTAATAGGAGAACTGATAATGGAATATTTTAATTAATATATATTACCATTTTGTTTTATCAGCTACTGCAATACACACATCTATAAAATCTTGTTGAGTGTATTTTTGTTTCATCATATTTACTTTTATTGTTACCCATTGAAGATTACCTTCAATATATCCTAATGAGCTATCAATCCTATCTAAAGATGCAGGGCTATTAACTTCCATCCCATGAATATCCCATCCTGTTAAAGCACATTTAAAGTCCTGTTCTATTAATAAGTCTGCAAGATACTCAAAAGAAACATCCCAAATTATACCTCTAAGTAAAGCATTCGATTTATATTTATGAGCAAAAGATTTCCTAAGAACATTTTTATAATATCCCATATGGGCATTATTTTCAGGATCTTTATTGCTACATTTTTTACAAAGTTTACCTAACTTAAACGATTCTTCTGCATAATTTTTTCTTAAATAACTTTGTTCTTCATTACAAATTGGACAAAGTTTATAAAATCTGCCGTCTTCTTTCTTATAAACCATAATCACCATTTTACAGCGTCTGACCAATAAGCTGCACTCATTTTACCTTTAGCTATGTTTTTTGCGTGTCTGGCTTTAAAGCTTTCTCTTCGGTTCTTATAGGCTTCAGATTCGCCTTCTTTATGAGGGCTACCCTTTACGCCTTGCTGACCGAAACGAATAAGTTTTTCTTTGCCATTTTCACAAGCTTTAACTACATGAGACTTGGTTGGATGATTAGGAGTAGTTCTTGGAGTATTGCATTTTAAGGATGACTTTGTTATTTTCATAATTTTTTTTTACAAAAATAGTAAATTATTAAGTAAAAATTGTAAATTTGCATTACCGATGTGGCAGTCGGTGCAAAAAAATCACATGGAATCAACACAAATTTTATTATTTAAAGTATAATCTGTTTATTGGCTCTCTAAGGTAAACTCCATGTGTTTTACTTGAACCAAAGCCAAAAGGAGAGAGCCGTAAATAGACCTATTTTATGAGTAAGTTAAGAAGTATATCTACAGCTATTTGGAGCGATCCATTTATAGAGGAATTATTTGCGGAAGAAAAATTGCTTTTCATTTATCTTATCACAAATGAGAAAACTAATATGCTTGGTATATATGAACTAAGCATAAAAAAAATGTCATTTGAAACTGGGATAGAAAAAAATAAAATAATCGAAATATTACAAAAGTTTGAAAAGCTAAATAAGGTAAAGAAAATTGATAATTATATATTATTGGTAAATTTTGCAAAGCACCAAAATTATAACCCAAATATGATGAAATCAGCAATTAGTGTATATAATGATTTGCCTAATTCGTTGAAAATAAAAGGATTAGTATTAGATAAATCAAATCCTTCTAAATCCTTTGAAACCCTTTTAAACCATTTGGGAATGGTTCGGAAAATAGAAGTAGAATATGAATATGAATATGAAGAAGAAGTAGAAGAAAAAATTCTTGATGAATCTGTCCTTGTTCCAGATAATTTTAAAAACCCAAAAACCCCAAGCCTTTTAGATGAAACCCAAAAAAGCCTCAATAATAGTTCAGATGATAACGATTCTAAGTGTGAAGTTTTAAATATTATTAATTATAAATTAGATGATTTTAAAAACAATACTGTCGAAGAAATATTTTCCATGTACACAAAAGACAAAAAAGATATAGTTTTGAATGTTGCTCTTTGGAATAGCTTTGCTAAAAAATACAACAAGTCTGAGGTTTATAAAATAACCAACGAAAGGAGAAAGAAATTAAAGTCAAGACTAAGTAACGAAGACTTTCTTATGGATAAGATATTGGAGTCAGCCAAAAGTCAGTCTTTTGCTATGGACAACAACTGGTTTAACTTTGATTTCATTATAGCAAACGAAACAAATTATATAAAATTATTAGAAAAAAAGTACCTAAACAATGAACCAAAAGAATCACATAAAGGAAATTTTACCATCCGATAGCCTATATGGCAAATTACCACCTCAAGCATTAGACGCAGAAAAAGCTGTTTTAAGCGCAATAATGCTTGATAGAGACGCTTTTTTAATGGTGGCAAGTATTTTATCGTCTGAGATGTTTTACGACGAAAGAAACGCCTTAATTTACAAATGTATAGAAAAGCTTGCATCAAAGTCAATCAATATAGATTTGATTACTATTACAGATGTGGCTAAAAAGGATGGAATACTAGACAAAATAGGCGGAGCCTCCTTTATTTCAAATATATCTTTTTTTGCTTCTACGTCTGTAAACATAGAGTACCATGCAAGAATCATAGTAGAAAAGCATATCGCCCGAAAAATAATATATGGGTCTACGCAGGCTATTTCTTCTGCCTATAGTGGGGAAACAGATGTTTTTGAAATCTTAGATAACTTAGGAACAACTCTTGTCCATATAAATTCAGTTGTAAATGGAGCAAACGAAGTTGATTGGCGCAAGGAAACAGAAAAACAAATAATAGAAACGCACAAAAAAAGTTCAGAGGGCATTACTTCTACAGGAACAAAAACAGGATTAGTAGAATTAGACAAGTCTATTGCAGGGATAAGAGAAGGGTTTTATGTTATCGGAGGAAGACCATCTATGGGTAAAACTGCATTTGCACTTGACATAGCGTGTAGATTAATGGAAGAAACAAAAAAGCACGTTGGGTTTTTCTCATTAGAAATGCCTACAAATCAGTTAATTAATAGAATTTTAGCTAGAGAAACACAGATAGACCAAACCAAGTTAATTAATTGTAATATAAATTCTATTGAAAGAAATCTATTAATTACGTCAGGATATAAGGTAGCAGAACTTCCTTTGCTCGTTAATGACAATCCTTCCATTTCAATACTACAAATTCAATCTCAAGCAAAGATATGGGCAAGCAAATATGATTTAGCTGCTATATTTATAG